TCAGGATTAGTTGTTCCAATACCTACATTCATGTTGGCATTACCATTGATCCAACCAAGACTAGAACCAACACCAATTACTAATTGAGAATCTCCATTTGTAATTGGTAAGAAAACACTGTTTCCAATCGCAACATTACAACTTCCAGTTTCACCATCGTAAGCAGCTCTTTGTCCTAGATAAACATTCTGAGAACCAGTACTATTATTACATCCAGCTTCATTACCTATCATCACAACAGAATGACCCGAAGTAATTCCTCTTCCAGCCCTATTACCCATACCAACATTACAACATCCAGTAGTACCTGAACATGAGTTAGCACCACAACCAGCATAAGCACCTATCCATGTGCTACAAGCTGATCCACAAGTTTTTCCTCCTGCATAATACCCTATAAGAGTATTAAATTGTCGTTTATTATAATAACCTGCACCACCACCAATGAAAGTATTTTCACCTGATCCGTTATTAGCACCTGCCCAAGCACCAATGAATACAGCAGAAGATCCATAGTGTCCACAAATTGCTGTACAACGACCTATGAATACATTATTATGACCACTTGCATATCTACCAGCACATGTACCTAAGAAAATATTATTATTACTATTTGTTGCAGTCTCTGAACCAGCTCTATATCCTATGGCAATTGACTGAGATGCTGTTTGCCAAAGTTTTCCTGCTCTTTCACCAATAGCAAGATTACCACTACCACTTGTAACAGCAGATCCAGCAAAACAACCTATGAAAATATTACTATCACCTTCATTTAATGCCTTACCTGCACTCTGACCTATACCAATATTAAAACAAGTATCAGCATCTGATGCTGCACCAGCAGATGTTCCAGCAAATAAGTTTCCTTCGTCGTCTTGTGTCCATCCATCAGTAGCACCAGCACCAGCAGTAACTGTGATGATAGCTTTATTAGCACCTGATGCAGTTGCAGTTACAGTTGCACCTTGGAAATCTAAAGTTGTTATGGAACCTGCAGTACCAATAGTACTTGATTCTTCTTGTACTGTGATACCACTAATAAGTGTATCACCACCCGTACCAGTTAAGTTAGAACCATCACCATAAAGTTGATAAGCAGATACAATACCAACACTTAACTTAGCAGTGTTACCAGCACCAACAGCAATATCAGGATTAGTTGTTCCAATACCTACATTAAAATCACCATTACCAACAATCCAACGATTTGTTGAACTACCAATCACAAGTTGATTATTTTCTGTATTAGATGGTGGTTGTACACCACAACCAATAACAATACTACAACGTGAAGTAGTAACATTACAACCAGCATATCTACCTAAGAAGATATTGTTAGTAGCAGTATCAACGGAAGCACCAGCACTAGGTCCTAAGAAGACATTATATGCTCCAGTTTTAGTGGATCCACTTCCTAGACCAGCACCAACACCTATATAAACATTACCTGCTCCATTACTATCCCGACCAGCATTTGCTCCAATATTAACAGTATTAATAGCATCAGTTACACTTCTACCAGCACACCTACCAACCAATACATTATTGGTACCAGAAGTTGTAGCATGTCCTGACTCAAATCCAAATGCTATATTATAACTACCAGTTACAGTGGCATTTCCCATAGCCGCAGAACCCATCACAATATTCTGGGAACCAGAACTTAACTTACATGCTGCTTTACAACCTAATACAACATTACAACCACCAGTAACGGGCATTGCACCTAATGATCTTAGACCCAATCCAATATTATTAATACCACCATTCTCAAATCCTGAGTAATGACCTAAAAATACATTATAATTAGAAGTGGTACTACATTTACCAGAAGCACTTCCTAGATATAAATTAAAATTACCTCCAGTATTACAATATCCAGCACAACATCCCATAAAGATGTTTTTACCACCTGAAGTTAAGTTTATACCAGCATTATTACCCATTAAAACATTATCATCACCTTCATTTAATACTGCACCAGCATTACAACCTATCATTATGTTAAAGCAGGTATCAGCATCTCTAGCTGCACCAGCACCATTACCAGCAACTAAGTTCTCTTGTGAGTCTGCTGCCCATGCATCGGTAGAAGCACCACCAACATTAGTTAAGTACTGACCATCACCATAATATGCCGTGGCAGTTAGTATGCCAGTTACAACAGCTCCCGAACTAGTGGTTTCTATTTTTTTGGAATTATCATGAAATATTTCAACAGCTGCTTGCTCTGTTCCTCTTAAATATGGCTCATCTAAATCAGATCTTCTTAACTCAATTACTTGTCCTCTAATTGATAGTTCTCCACTAGTAGGAGCTGCAACAATTGAATTTGTTCCATCAAATTGAAGACTAAAATCATTACTCGCACCCAATGTTATGGTCTTAGCATCACCAGTTACTCTTATTCCTTCTCTTGCGGTAATTAATCCTATTGAATCTACATTCGTTACATCTTCATATGTTAATGTTCCACCGATTGATACATCACCAGAAAATGTAGAGGCACCAGATACATTTACATCACCAAGAGTAGTTTGACCAGTTACACCTAATGTTGTAGAAGCATCTACACTAAGGAATTGTGCGTTAGCTCTATGAAAAAATCCTATATTAGTTCCATCAATTTGTCCATTATTAATATCTACACTTTGGAACGTGGCAATGCCAACAAATGTAGAGACACCAACAAATGTTGAAATACCAGATACATTTAATTGTTGTGCTTCTAAATCAGTTGCTGATGTAACACCAAGAGTAGAAACACCAGCTACACTCACATCTTGTCCAAATACATTCCATCTCTTATCACTTCTTCCCAAACTTTGAGTACCAGAACTACCAGATGGAATAAGAGCTCTAACAAATTGTCCTCTAGGATCAATATTATTAGTCTCACCAATACCTAAAGTTGTGTTCCCATCTACTTGAAGAAGATTGTAAACAGTATTAACTGTACCATTAAAGGTGGCATTATCAGCAAAGGTAGAAATACCAGATACATTTAATGTTGCTGTGCTAGTTAATCCTGTTACATTAAAATCACCAAGAACATCAACAGCACCAGTACCTTTTGCTTCAAGAAGACTACTTCCTGAACTTTTCTCTACTATAAAATCTCCACCTGTTCCACCACTATTATTAAGTGTTACTTTAAAATCTCCCTCTGAACCAATTTTCGTTAGTATGTCAGCACCACTTCCATACATGTACTTAGTTCCAGTGCCCATGTCAAAATATAATCTATCTGCTGCGTTCAAATACCCATTAAATGTAGAGACACCAGCAACACTTAATGTTCCACCTAAAGTAGAAATACCAGTTACATTAAGACTAGCTAAGTCACCAACAGAATCTGCAGTAATATTACTTAAGTTAGATCCATCCCCATAAAAAGAAGTAGCACTTACAATACCGCTAGAGGCATACATTGTAATGGCAGAACCAACACTAGAAACACCAGATACATTTAATTGTTTTGTGAATAAAGTATCACCAGTTACTGTTGTTATACCAGCAAAGGTTGAGACACCTGATACATTTAAATTATCTACTTCCGTATGACCTATAACATTTAATCCATCACCAAGATTTACTTGTAAAGAAACACCAAGACCACCATGCATAACCACAGAACCCTGAGTGCTGCCAGCAGAATCTAAAGTACTATAAAATGTTGTTACACCATTAATCCTAGCGTCTCCACCTACATCTAGATATCCATTAACATCTACGGTACCAGCAAAAGTAGAGACACCAGTTACATTCAGACTACCAATACCAGCATTACCATCAACAATTATATCCTCAAAGGTAGAAGTTCCAGTAGTATCAATACCAGTATTAGTTACAACACCAGCTAAGTTAGAACCATCTCCATAGAATGTAGTAGCATATAAATCACCTGTGACTGTAGCCCCAGTAGAAAGTGTGGCAAATTTCTCTGCATCATTAAAATATAATCTTACTCCCTCATCATCTTGAAATACTGCTGATGCCTTACCAGACTTTGCTTCAATAATAATATTACCACCGTCATCATCATCTACATTATTTCTAATGTATAGTGGTCCTGTATTATTATCAATGTATGATGTAGAACCACCACCAGAAATCGCATGATAAATCTGTAGATCGTTGCTACCACCAAAGTTTAACTTGACATTATCAGAAAATGTACCAATACCTGTGACTATAAAATTAGTCAGACTTCCACTAATTCCTACAAAATTATTAGCTGTAGCAACACCAGCGATATTAACATCATCTAATTCTGTATGACCGTCTACATCTAAAGATCCATTAGCATCTATGGCACTACTAAATGTAGAAACCCCACCAACACTTAAAGTTCCACGTAAAGTAGTAATTCCAAGTACATCTAAATTATCAGCAAGTATCTCTGATGTACTTCCCCCCGCAACATTAGTTAAGTATTGACCATCACCATAAAATTGATAGGCAGATACAATACCAGCGGCTAATACAGCAGTATTACCAGACCCAACTTCATCAGTAGGAACCAATGTTCCTATCCCAACATTTCCTATTACAGTTACAGAAGTTTTATTTTCACTGTAATTGGAGATACCTACATTGAGGTCTTTAACCTTTCCGCTAATATATTTGGCCATTTTAGTTAAGTGTCTCTAGTATACTTCCAAGGAATTTAACATCACTCGCATCACTTGCAGATAATACAAGCACATCGCTAGTTTCAAGAACCAGTTTACCTGGTAATAAATTTGCAGTATCATCTGCCCCAATAGGCAATGACTTTACAATTTCTGTTGTCACTGCAATACCTGCAGTAGTTCTTTCGTGAGAAAGAGAAACAGTTCGGGTTTGACTTCCAACATTTGCTGCCTGAGCCAAAAGAACAACACCAGTATATCCCGTAGGTGCCGTATAAATTCCAACGGGACTTGTCGGTGCAACCTTTGTTACTGTTTGGAATACGTTAAGTTTAAGTGCCATTCTTTTAATCTCCTCCTAGTGCTAGAATGAACGGTGTCATCTGTGAGAACAAACTCTTAGAATAAAATTCTCCAGTAATAGTTCCCGATTGTTGATCGATGATGACACCATCACCAATCCTAAAGTTACCAGTCTGATCAGTACTAGTGAATATAGTTAATCCACCATTACGATCATCAATTTCATTGTCCTGAATAGGAACTGCTCCCTTCTGAGGAAGAGATTGTATAGGATCAACTCCTGTTCCAATATACTCAAATGAATGACTGGATGCTATGATCCTACTTTGCTTATGAAACGGAACGGTAGTTCCAACACCTACTGCATAAGGTACATTATCATTAAGAGTAACCGTAGTAATACCACTAGAAACAGGAGTAGAACTCTTTACCGAATATAATATAGGTTTCATCGTTAATGATGCAGTAGCAGCTCCTGTTATGGTTATTGATGGTGTTGATGAATATCCCCTTCCAGTAGAAACAATAGTTATTTCATTAACTGTACCATTAACAATAGTAGCTACTGCAGTTGCTTGTATTCCCCATGCCGTTCCTGGTGCATCAATAGTTACAGTGGGGGGACTTGTATATCCAGAACCACCATTCGTTATAGTTATTTTTTCAACCTCTTCATATATGCTATCAAAATAAACCACTTGACCATCAAAAGGTCTAATAATATCTATTTTTGCATTTCCCCCAGAAACATATGTATGAGCATATTTTGAGGGACCTACATTAACTGTAAATGATGTGGTATCAGGAACACTCTTAACATCAAAAACATATCCAACATTTCCATCTGGATAAACTTTATTCTGTAAAGGAACACTACCCACTTCAATAGTAAAACTAGTTGTTGTACCAACAGTAACAGCAGTAGTTACTCCTGCAATTGGATCACTAACTCTTGGATACTCATGTTCAGTCGCATAATCATCTGCAGCACAAGTGAATGTTATTGATTCATTGTCAAGAGTGATTGTATCACTAGTTGACATTCCATGAGCAGAAGCAAATGTTAGTGTAAGAACACCTGTTGAAGGAACATAAGTTGCTCCGTTAGGAGTCTTTTCATTTCCAGCTTCTGCACCACTCTGAACATTAACTGCATTACTATCTGCAGATACAAATCTATGAGTTCCACTACCATAATTACAACTAAGTGTCATACTAGAAAGAGTAACTCCCATTCCCACTTCAAATCCATGAGCACCTGAAGTTGTTACAGTAGCAAGTCCTGATACATTATCATAAAGAAAACCAGAAATATTACTAGTAGTAATACCAACATCCAATGCAAAAGTATCAGCATCAGCATCAGCAGATGCAGTCACAATACCAGTATATTTTCTTGGGGCCTTTCCATCAGAAATCATCCCATAATTTCCGAATGAAGAGTTGGAGTTTGTTACATCACATTGTCCACCACTATTACAAACAACACCTATATCATTGTTAATAGTAAACATGGATACAATTTGAGCATATCCTTCATTACTTATAGAGCATCCTATACCATTAGAATTATATTGGGTGAATGAATCCGTAACCATACTCTTAAATGGTCCTATCGAATCGTTACCATCAATTTTTAATCCAATACTATTCGTAACAAAATTGGTGCAGTTACGCACATAAGCTGATTGATTAAAATATCTAATTACATTTGGATTAAATGCGGCAATTGCCTTCCCTGCATTCATCGTACCAGTGAAAGACATTTCAGTAATATAATTTCCTGGTGCCACATGAAATAAATCACTTCCAGCATTACTGGGTACTACTGTTACTTCCCTTAAACTATCTCCAACAATACTTACCTGTGGAGGAAGTGCAATAGGATTATTCTCTGTATATGTTCCTGCACTAACTCTAATTACATCTCCCGTAGTAGATATGGCAACGGCACCTGCAATACTTGCTTTTGCATCTCCTAATTTCTTTCCTGTATTATTATCATCTCCATCTCCCGTTACATATAATACATTCGTTACAGTTGCTCCTGCTCCTAAAGGAACTACTCCAGTTGCTATACCTGTCGCAGCAAACCTATCCCTTAAAGTTACCAGTTCGGCATCATAGGTATTAAGAGCTAATTCTCCTACTTGTAGGTCTGAAACCTGCGGCCTTTTTCCAGGCACAGCAGATCGTTTGATCCTTATCGGGGTTGCCATTTATTACATTCGGTATGTACCAGAAATAGCAGTATATACTGCTGATCTATTTATTCAAGTTGCATTGTTACGTCTTGGACGATATGCAAATAAATTCTGTGGAGGATCTGGTTTCATCCAATTTATAATTATATTATAATTTTTCAGACTAAAAAAGTCCTGAGAAAAATACCATTCCTCCCAAGGGCTATGAGCTTTAGATTGATTGCATTTATGGCAGCAGCAAACTACATTCTTTGTGAAGTCTGATCCTCCTTTACACCGAGGAACTACATGATCAATTGTTAATTCTTTTTTAGATCCACAGTAGGCACACTTATAATTCCATTTCTCTTTTACATTTCTCCTCCACATTCGTAGTGCTTCTTGTGAACTTGTGGTTTTCAAATTAAACAAATACTGACGAGGAGAAGATAAAATTGACATAAGTGCTTGCGACTTAAAATTATTTATCTTTAGAGATTTTCTTCCTGTTCTGTTAATAATGTGACAGTATCTGATGTTGGTTTAGATACACATGTAAGAGCAAATCCTTCTTCAAGTTGATCATCATCTAAAAAGTATTGTTCTTCTTGATCTAATGTTCCTTCTAAAATTTTCATACAACATGAAGAACAAGAACCTGCACGACATGAAGATGGATGATCAAAACCTGCATCTTCTAATGCTTCTAAAATATAAGTATCTTCATCACATTCAAAAGTATGTGTCTCACCTTCTGGTGTTTGTAGAGTTATGGTAGACATGAATAATTTTTACAAATCAATAGTATATATTATACAATACTACTTAATCTATTCAAATGTTGTGAGTTTTTTATATTTCTCATATAACTCACCCATCTTAGGTTCAGTACCACGGGATTTCCACATCTGTTGTAGAATTAATTTCATATCATCCATTGGTACTACTACCGATAGATTTCCATGTGTGTGTGCTTCAGTCATTGTAATTTGTGTTTAACATGTTCGATTGCTGCTGGTAAAATGCCATACTCTATTCTTTGAATTGCTTTTGTTAATGATTCTAAATCATCATCAGGGAGAATAGGAACTTCTTGTTGAAGTATTATCTCTCCACCATCTAACTCTTCATTTACATAGTGTACACTCACACCAGTAACCTCATCACCACTATCTAATGCCTGTTCAATAGCATGTAATCCCTTATACTTAGGAAGTAATGAAGGATGAATATTAATAATAGGAGCAGGGAAAGCAGCAGGATTTTTAATCACTCTCATATATCCTGCAAGAACTATGAGATCAACTCTCCATACTTTGAAGAGTTCTATCATCTTCTCTTCATCTTTATGTGGAACTCTTACATGAGGAATACCCCATTTTCCTGCTCTCGCAATAGCACCACAGTGTTTAGTATTGTGTATCATCAACACAACTTCATTTGTATTACATACGGGATTGGTAACTATGTTCTCGAAGTTGGTTCCGTTACCAGAACACATAACACCTAATCTCATTGACTCCACTCCTCATAAGGTGGTTCAGGTTCATTGATACGATGCTTAAAATGCTCAGTATCAAAATATGAAATTCCTGGTTGTTTGGGATTATCATATGCCATTCTTAATTTTCTTTGATACTCACGTTCATTTAGAACTTCATTGATAAGTATCTTCATCTCCTTCACATATTCTGGAGTCATTAACCTACGAGGTTGAATCATCATAGGTTTATGTGGTTGTGCCTGTGGTTTTCCTTTATAGTTAGGGTCAACAGGGCCACTCATTCCTTGTGTATCTATCTTACTCATTTTCAATATCCTCCTGTTTTTTAAAAAATTCCCCTAAAGATGATGATACATCAGGTGGTTCTGGATCTTTATAACCCTTAATCTTTTTCCACTTTTGATATAGGGCACCCAGTATCCAAGATTGTGAAAGACTCTTGGGCCCATTCTCTAGCAACTCAAGTGTTTTTTTATTACTTGTGTATGCTTTATACTCCTCTCTCCAGTTGGAGTCATCATAAGATTTATTAACCATTTAATAAATTAGTTAAAGCATTTTGGATTTTTGATTTTCTTTTTCTTTTTGGTTTAGGAACTGATGGTGCCTTACCACCTACCCATGCTTCATTCTTTGCGGTAGTAGGATCATCTTTAACAAACTGACCTCTCTCATTTCTGGCTCTTAATGGTTTTTTGACTTCAACCTTAACCTCTTCTGGTGGCCATGGAACATCATACTCCCAATGCTCTTCTGTCTCAAAGGTTTCTGCTGGATTACCTCTATTAATTTTTAATACTCTAACAAACACAGTATCCTTTTTAAATACTGGATGAGGAGTAACTATTCTGGCAAGTTCAACAATCTCCAGATAGGAAGTAGACTTGGGTTCCACTACAGGAACATATACTTTTTCTTTAGGCATTTTACTTTTTACGAATAGGAACGTCAATAGTCCATGATGATGATTCTAACTTCACAATATCAAAGTTTTTCTTAAACTCTTTCTCTCTTTCTTTCTTCTCCTTCTCCATTGTTAATTCAATGGTTTCAATAGTTCTCTCACCATAATGAGTTTTATGTTCTGTAATAGCAGATCTTAAACCCATGTAGTCTAATATAGAACCATCTATCATATGATAGAGTGTATCCCAAGTTAAAGTATCTCTCAATCCAGATGCGATTCTATCCACATCATTTTCATCAAGATACTCACCAGTTGATACTGCCTTTGAGTAATCTTCATATTGTGTCAAGAGTTTGGCTCTTTCCTCTACCAACTTGTTAAGGTTGATAGTGATCTTCACATCATCATCAATTGCCATTGGAAATGATTTTAATTAAGTTATATATGTTCTATATTATACCATATCTTTTTCATTCTGCATATAATTTACCATAGATTTAAGAATGTTTACATTATTGTCCACTAACTTCAGAATTTTCTCACAATTGCTACACTTATCTTTTTTTATCTTTACATTATTATTATTACATATAACACAAGTTCCTAATGATTTGAATGATTTTGTATGATAATTATTTAAAATTCTTTTTTTAGCACACTCTTTACATTCATAAGAATATGAAGATTCAAGTGTAGAATCTTTACGACACTTATAAAAATCTGCCACCAAATCTTTTTCTTCCCCACACACTCTACAAATTCTTTTTATAAGAAAGAGGTGCTGTGTCTGAAGTTCTTCATCTAAAAAATCCATTCCATAAAAAAAGACCCTAATATAGTTAGGGTCTTTGAAGTTTAAGTATTCAGTTTTATTAACCGATACTAGGAGCAACAAGTGCAACCTCAGATGTCTCAGCAGATGCTAAGTCTAGTGGGAAGTTGTGTGCATTTCTTTCATGCATAACTTCCATACCAAGGTTTGCTCTGTTAAGAACATCACCCCAAGTAGGAACAA